CTGCGGCATCCAAGGCCGAGAAGGCTGCCAAGCTGGTGCTCGCCAAGGCCGAAGAGGCCGAGCGCAGCATGGCCGCCAAGTAATCCGGGAGAGGGAGCAGTTTGCGGTCTGCTAATCAAAACCGCCCACCTTTCAAACAACAGGAGAGCAATCATGAACGACCTCAAACCCTTCTTTATGGACCCCGGCACCCCAATGTGGGAGCAAGCATGGGCCAAGCTGGCCAGCGATGGCATCAACGACGGACTGACCTTTCCCGAAAGCGCACCGTGCCCCCTGAGCCAAGAGGTGTGGGAGTACATGGGCAGCTTCGATGGCCGACGGGTTTCGACCCATGTGTTCCGACACCGCCACCACCCTGCCGTCAATCGACGGGTGGTGAAGCGAGTCTTCCTGCCATCCGAGACGACTGGCAATCAATGAATCCGGGAGAGGGAGCAGTTTGCGGTCTGCTAATCAAAACCGCCCACCTTTCAAACAACAGGAGCCCATCATGACCTACAAAGAAACCGACAGCAACCTCGTATACTCGCCGCTATGGTGGCATAAGTGCGGGCTACAACAAACAGCGAGCGGCTACGGTAGCAAGCTAACCACACCTTACAAGGTGGAACACAACGGAAGACTGTACCGCGTGTATTCCGTGTGCTGGAGTAACTCTGGTGCGCTCTACATTCTGCCCGGTGGCGAGCGTCTTTACCTTTCAGACAGCAACACATTTCGCCCGGAGGAGTAGTTATGAAAAACCTCAAACCCGGCGACGTAGTCGTCGTCCAAACCAAGCACTACGGCACCAAGACCGGTGTCATCATTGAACCCTGGTACAGCCCACTCGGCACCGAATGGCTGGTCAAGCCCTTCGACCACAAGCGCAACATCATCTGCCAATCATGTGACCTGAAGGTCATTCAGGAGCAGTCATGAACATCACAGTAAAGAGCAACGACAAAGACACGGTGTGGGTGTGCTTTGAAGACTCAGAGGTTGAGGTCCAGGTGGTGGACGGCAACTTGGTTGTCCACGCAATGCACTCTCAGTCCGGCCATGACGGCATGCATATGTTTACAATCGAGAAGGATGGGGCCATCGTGCCCTTCAAAGGAGAAGAGTAATGACCAAACCTATCTACGAACATTCCGTCAAACGGTACACACTCTCATGCAAAAACCCATCGTGTGAATCGCACGCCCTATGCCCAGACGGAATCACCGACTGGCTTGACTTACACGGGCGAGGCGAGTTTTGGATTGATACGCCCTGCGAAACATACAGCGGTGTGTACGACATCCGTGCTCACATAATGCACGGTACATTCGAGTACTACAACCGCGAAAAGATTTGCTGTAGTTTCTGCAACGAAGCCGCCGAGATTACTGACGACGAAACTGTGAACTACACCACCACAAACCCAGACAACCCCTTCTTCAATCTTCCTTAGAAAATAGGGGCCTACCTCCCCAACCCAAACAAACAGGAGCAACCATGAAACGAAACATAGACCGTGACCTTCCGCTTGAGGCGTGCAACGTATCAGTGGAGTTGGTCCGTGAGATTGAAGACGAAGAGACAGGCGAGTTGGTGGAGGAGCATATCATCGATGTGTTCGGTCGCTTCCTTCCGGCAGAGAACGACGTTGGCCTTGCTGCCCACATCGAGGTTCTTTCTGCTCACCGACAAGACAAGGATGTTCGCATCCCTGTGGAGCTTGATGACTGGGAGGTTGACGGATTGGTTGACCTTCTTCGTGAGCAAAGCCGGTCATAATCTGACCGTCACTACTGACTTAAATGGCATACGTTACAAACACAGGAGAACAGAAATGATTGTATATGTACTTGACGACGGCGAAACGTGGACGCTCAGTGAGCCCACACCCGTTGCTATTACCGAAGAACAACTGACCCGCCTGGAGGGTGGTGAGAAGTTCTACCACGTGGTTCCCGACTGGGATGAAGTTGTACACCACGAAAGCGCAGAGGACTTCTTCATTCAAGCCGGCATCGCTGCTGCTGAAGCATTGAGAGAAGCCAAGAGAAACCAAACCAAAGCCGAAGGAGGTGAGTGATGCTTATACCTAATCCATACACAGAGGAAGACATGAGGCGGTACGGTACCCGCTGGTTGCATGACTACGGTACTTGCCCGAAGTGCGGTTACGATGCGGATAAGGCCGACGATGCCGAGTTTGCAGGCGAGAAACCGACCGCTGATGTTTGGGACATTACCTTTCTGGAGGTTCTTACGGACACTCGCGAGTTGGCCACGGGTGCCACCCGGTCGGTATTGGGAGGTAACCCCACAGGAGTATCAAACACGACAGAGATTTACTGCGAGTCTCGCTGCATCAACTGTCGCCACAGCCACAGGAGTCAGTTCATGGGTCCACGGAGCTACCGTGACATAGCACGCAAACAGGTGGAGTTCCTGAGAATGGATTTCAACAAGGGAGGTGAATGATGGCTAAGAACACAAAAGAGAACCGAGAACTCGTAGCGCAGATTCTCGTGAGCGAGTTGCGTCCTGACGCCCGAGGCCACAAGTCAGCGATCGTGGACTTCATCAAGGAGCAACTGGCCGCGCATTGGGACCAGTGCGACGACAGTTGGAACCACGCAGCGGATGAGTTGGTGGGTCAGATTCACGGCGAACTGTTTGGAGGTGAGTGATGGAACAACTGCTATCTGAAATACTAACCAAAGTAGAAACCATTGACGAACTACACGACGAAGACGACGACATGCAGGTCGTCATAGACGAACTTTGGGCGCTTGTACGATACGAAAAACACAAACTGTACCTTGACTCATTGTGGGAGGTGAAGTGATGAACATCTTTGTCCTTCACCCTGACCCCGGCATCGCAGCACGCATGCAGTGTGACCGGCACGTAGTAAAGATGACCCTGGAGAGCGCACAGATGCTCGCTACGGTCATCAACGAGTTGGGTGGGCAGACACCCTACAAGTCTGCTCACGTCAACCACCCGTGCTCTGTGTGGGCTCGTAAGACCACGGGCAACTTCCTGTGGCTGTGGGAGCACGGCATGGCTTTAGCCAACGAGTACACTGAGCGGTACGGCAAGGTCCACAAGTCCGAGGCCGTCATTCGTCACTGCCGCAAAGTAATCAAAGACGTGGCTTGGCTTGGTGGTCCTGACTTCAAGTCTCGAAAGGTCACAGCACACCCGTTGTGCATGCCTGACAAGTACAAGAGTGACGATGTCTTTGAATCGTATCGACGGTTCTACATCGGTGAGAAGGCTGGGTTCGCCCAGTGGAACAAAACAACAGAGGCCCCGTATTGGTGGCCAGAACAAAAAAGGAAAAACGACAATGCCTGAAGCATCGACAGAACAAGACAGCACGCCAATCAACAATCTACGTCAGTACATTCACAGTGAGATCACACGCAGGTCTGAAGGTCACTGGGTGTCACAAGTACACATCACCATTGACAGTCACTGGGGTAAGTCCAACTGGTATCAAGAGCCGCCATTCGGTCAAACCGACAAGGATGGTACATACCCCTTTGCAGATTGGGCCTTGGTAGGCAAGCGATCCGAAGTAGGCTCGTGTCAACCAACCAATGAGCGTTGTGAGAAGGGGCGTCAGTTTGTCATCTGCATGTTGGCGAACGAAGCTATCGACCAAGTAGTTAGGCGTGTCAACAATGACTTCTCCGATCATATAGTCGTACAGTTTATCGCACCATCAAAGGGCGAACACTTGCGTGGAGGTCATCGCGTAGAGTTTAAGATACCAACTGATCGTATCAATCTGTTCGCCTACCAGATGCTCATCCGAGAGCGCCAACCAAGGCGTATCAGACTCGACTACTACAACGAGTATCGAATGGAAGAGCTTGACTCAGTAAAGCAAGAAGCGCGGTCAGTATTAAACTTAGTCAAAGAGCTTAGGAGCTTGTGCCAAACAATCATCCAAGGCAAACTGGATCACATAGACGGCTGGGAGCTTAAAGAGGCAACCAATCTATATGACTTGGACTACCACTTCGCACGTCTGAAAGCTGCTGCGATTGCTCAACGGCCTGACCTTTGCGACACCTATGAAGATGTACTGGACAAACGCAATGAGCAGCAGGGAGGTGAGTGATGCCCAGACAAGTAGATGGATACACGGTGCGGTGTAAAGTAGACGATCGTGAATACGAAACGCTTGGTGGACACCCTATCAGCTATAAGGTTGAGGTGAAGCAAGGAGCAAAGTGGCGATATGTCGGCGGAGTCTATCGTGGTGGACCGAATGGCGAATGGTCAGGCTTTGTTAACGAGGAACCAGAAAAAGATCGGCTTTGGAGTTTGGGCGGGTGGCAGTCCGAGGACACCATGCGCGATTTGCTATGGCGATTAATCCCGGCTGCCGAGGAACGCGGGCTTATTTCCAAAGGAGGTGAGTGATGGACGACATCTGCAAGTCATGCGGGAAACGGATTGGTCGCACGCAAGAAATGATGACCTGCCGTGACGGGCACCGGCATCATCCCGTCTGCCTGACGGGTAAGGATGGATACATGCTGACGGAAGTTGAACGAGCAAAGTACGCAAAACCGCATGACCCTGAAAGCGACAAATGGGATGGAGGTGAGTGATGGACCTGAGTGACGAACGACTTCAGATTGTTTTGGTCGGAAACATAGTAGACGGGTTTGAGGCGCATGGCCCCTTCTCGTCGGATGAAGCGATTGACGACTTTATGTTTGATTGCACAGTCGAGGCAGTCATGGACCTTATCGTTCCACCAAGCTGGAACCCGTCACTGCCACCAGCGCAGGACGAAGGAGAAGAGTGATGGACCTGAGCAAGGCACAGCTTCGTGTTCTCAAGATGGCCCAGTCTGACCCTGAACATCAATACAACGGACGAATCAGACGGACGGTAGAGATACTGGAGAAGCACGGTCTTGTCACGTCCGACTGGTGGCCGGTCAAATGCGGGTATCGAGGAGACGTAACCGAGGTCTGGCAAGTGACGATTACAGACGCGGGCCGCGAGTGGCTCGCACTCAATGGAGGTAAGTAATGATCAAGGACGGCAAAAACCACACACGCAAAGAGTTGGAAGAAGAAGCACAACGATTGTCGGACTTAGTTGATCAACTTCAGAAAAAGCGAACTCGGAAATGGACTGACATTGACCGAGAGCTAGACAAAGCGAAACGCCAACTTTCATACGTTCGCAAGTGCTTGAGTATTGGAAGACACAAAAAGGAAGGTAAGTGATGGACCTGAGTGACGAACGACTGCACAAGAGGAGAGTGCCCTGGTCCAAGCTTGTGGACGAAGGGTACGACCCTCGAACTGTAATGAGAGAAGCGCAGAAGCAAGGTCTTCATGCGCTGGCATCAAAAGCCCGAACGCGAATCGACAATCAAAGACGAGAACGTCAAAAGAAACAACAGACTTGACAGACATGGGTTAACCCCATTAAGATTCAAAAACCATACAGGAGAATGTAATGGCTGAAAACGTAACGAAACTTCGGAAGCTTCGGAAAACAAACAAGAAAAGAGAGTGGACCTGGCCATCCTTTGTGGATGCTTGGCAGACATCCGAATCATATGAAGAGGTACTTGAGAAGCTTGGGTTTGAAGACACTCAAAAAGAGCGGAGCTTTATTGGAGTCAAGGCTTCATACGCCCGAAAGAAGGGCATTCCACTCAAGAAGCTGTACCGGAAGAAGCGTGATGGACACTCAAGGGTGGACTGGGATGCTCTTGCCGAACGAGCAAGGCAGAAGCAAGACAATGACGGATGAACAAACTTCACTAATCCGACTGGTTGGTCAAGCGAACTGGGTCTTCTGGTCGCTTTATCTCAACCACTCTTTAAACAAAGTTACCAAACAATGGCACACAAAACGAACGGGGGTCAATCATGACCGATATTGAAAACGCCGAAGGCTCATACAAAGTCTACCTGGCAATAAAGAGCGACCAAAAACTTGAAGGCAAGTTCAGTTGTACTCGGGATGGGGTTCAGTACTACAAAGGAAAGAAGATGACTGAGCCTGACTTTTCAGAAGTGTCCGTCTACTTAGCCCAGAAGTATCGAGTCGTATGCTCTAAAGAAGAACTGAAGTCCGGCATCATGGCAGCGTCAAAGAAGATTGAGCCCCAGCTTATTTATGGGACGAACTTGCCAGAGGATTTTCGAGACAAAGTCAAAGAGTACTTAGACATCAACCCACCTTCCTTCCGAAGGTACGACATTACAACGGACGCTGTTGCTGAGTTCGTTGACCCACAAGGGTGGGAGGAACAGCAGCGACTGACTGAAATGAAAGTAGCAAAGGCCCTAAAAGAGCAAGGGCTTCAGAAAGTACGAGTCACGTACAAAGGAGAACGAAAAATGCGTTGGTTCCCAATCTCGGGAGCTTGAACAATCCACTACAGGAGAGTGCTGTGGAACTCACATCACAAGAAATCATCGCCCTTACAAAGGCGATTCCAACTAAAGCCGTCACGATTGCAAAACGTGACATCGACAACAACACTGAGATCGACGTGAACCTCGTCGTCAAGGTCGCTGGTAAACTCAAGCGAGGCAAGAAGTCAAAGCCAGTCAAGGCTACCTCCACAATCCCATGGAAGGTTGCTCTGGCCCTCTTCGCCAAGCGTTCCGGGTTCACCCGTGAGCAAACCGCCAAGGTGCTGCTGGATGCAGTGACCATGGCTCTCAACTCCAACAAAGACAAGGAGTCCGAACTCCTTGAAGAAATGGGCGTTGGGGATGCTCTGGCGATGCTTGACCGAGAGGTCTTCGACAAGCTTCCGAAGAAGACTCGTGATGGAAACATCACCTTCGAGGTGGCAGTAGTCGAGGCCGTTCGCGAGCCGATGTTGGTGGCTGACGAAGACGTTTCATTCCTTGGGGAAGGGGAAGACGCGGCTAAGTAAGCCACCGGGGCCACCGTTACAGCGGGGCGGTGGCCCCACCTTTTTTCACTTTTTTTCAGAAAGTCTGTCACGCCGAGCGTGGACTGCCCCAGTACTTACTGTGAGGAAATCAACTTTTTTTCGCAACAACCGTTGCATTTTCCCTCTGGTTTCGGGAAATAACAATGGAGGGGTTTTTTGAACTTTTTTCGAAAACTTTTTCAGGAAAGACAATCACTTCGCCAGTATATCAATTGAAGGGACGAAATATGCCCTACACACTCTCGCGTGCAAAGGCAGTCGCAACTGACCACGGGAGAGTTGTCACAGTGGTTCTTTCATGCCCTGTGACTCTCCTGCGCTATCGGGCGCATCCTCGACACTCGCCTGTCCCGTGTGAGTAAGTATTGCGGCAACGGGACTTTTACAAACAAACAAACAACAAGGAAAGAACAATGATTAAAACTAAAGAAGATTTAGATCGAGCGTGGGAAGAATTAGAAGCCACAAACCCTGTGTACGCAAAAAAGGTGCGTGATCTTATCGATCGCCAACTACCAATAGACGACTTCATGGATCAAATGAATGTCATTCTCCAAGAAAGATGGCAGGCTATGGGCCTAAATGAATGACTTCGATGAAATCGAAGACTACGAGCGAATCGACACGTACCAACTGGTGTTCCAGATGACACAAGCCATGGGTGGCCTGCAAAAGGGCAAGCACTCCAAGATGGCTTACATCTACGGCACCAGTCGTTCACGGCTTCGCAGCATCCTCAAGCGTGAGGCTAAGGCCCCAACTCTGGATACTGTGGTGTCATGGATGAATCGTGTGTATCGCATGACCGGGATGAAGGTTGTGCTGACGATTACCCCTGATTTAAAAATGCACTACAGCATTATTGGACAGGACGCAGACCGCATCGATGGGATGATAGTGCCGCCAAAAAACAGTTTGTAGAAGGTGATTAGACCGACTACACAATAAAGCCCTTTGGGGATTGATCCCCCCAAAAGTTGGGCTCCTGACTGAGCCCACCGGAAAACCGGTGGTGCTCTTTCGGGAACCTGTCAGGAGTTACCATGTGGATTCAAAGCGCGAAGAACGCACGCATAACACAAGCAGCAGCAGAGCTTTCATACAGCCGAGGCAACGGCACATCGATTTATCCGTGCCCCTCGTGCGGCATGCTGGAGCGAGGCTCCAATGACAAGAAGCGAGGCCCTGTTGGGTTCAATCGAACAGAGGTAGCGTGGCAGTGTCATCGTTGTGGTGCCAAGGGCGACGTGGTTGACTTCGTAGCGTTTCACTTCTTTCAGCAGAAGCTGGGTAATCTCGACCGGAACCAACAGTCTGTGGTTCGTGATTGGTTTGCTGAACAAGGATACTGCACTCCGTCTGGTGTGCCGTCACACATTCAGCCTGACCCTTCAAAGCGTCCAGTGGTGACACCCATGCCGACTAAAGGCTATGTTC